CGCTGAATACCTTTCAGCAAACATTTATTGCCAGCTCAACTTAACAATTTAGAAAGGTAGCTCATGGCTGCTTCAACAAGAATCAAAGCTCAAAACATTCTCTTCAAGTTTGGCGCAACCGAGTACGCTTGCGACGCTAACCTTGTCCAGCTAACCCTCGATGACGCTCCTGGCGATGTCCAGACCTTCTGTGAAGTTCGCGTCGGTGGACAATGGACACTACAGCTAGACGGAATCGTATCCGGAGATGCTGCAAGCCTTTACCGCGTTCTTTGGGACAACTTTGGATCAACCGCCAACTTCACCATCGCACCTAACGGAAACGCAACTGCATCCTCAAGCGAACCTCACTACACCGGAGTGGTCACCTTTGACCAGCTTCCTCCGCTAGCTTTGGTAAGCAATGAGACCGCAGTATTCAGCGTGACTCTTACTGTAAAGAACACACCTCACACACCTGCTTCAGACATCTACTACGGTGTCACAGTAGACGTCACAGCTTAGTTATGGCTGATCCAGCTGGCATCAAAGTGGCTGGGCTCAAACAGGCTATAAAGGCTCTACAGGCTATCGGAGTTCCGGCTGCTGAGATAAAGGCAGCCGGCTCTGAGGCCGGTGAGTTAGTTGCAGGTCAAGCCCGAGCTTTAGCCCCGGTTAGATCGGGAGCCCTACGCAATAGCATTAGGGTTTCTAAGGCTTTGAACCGGGTATCGGTGTCGGCTGGTAATAACAAATCTGTACCTTATGCCAACCCTATTCATTGGGGCTGGTTCAAGCGCAACATCAAGCCACAGCCTTTCTTTGTAAAGGCTTTAGGCATTACGCGCGATGAGGTCTACCAGAACTACTACAGAAGTTTGGATAAGCTAATAGCAAGTAAAGCCACGAAAGGAATACCCACAGAATGAACGCATTTGATTTTGAAAGCCTGACTCTCGAAGAAGTAGAGATCATCGAGAACCTGACAGGCGAAAGCATCGACAACGCCTTTGGCAACGGAAAGCCTAAAGGCAAGGCACTAAAAAGCTTTATCTGGGTTGTAATGAAAAGGGATAACCCTAAGTTTACAATCGAGGAAGCAAGTAAGTTCACACTTAGCCAGGCTCTAGCCATGGTTCAGGGTGATGAAGCAAAAAAAGAATAAGGAAGCACGCAGCTCAAAGAATGGCTAGGTTCTGCCAGGCATTCAACATTAGCCCCTCGGAGTATAAAGCTCTGACGATGACAGAGTTCGCAGCCTTCCTAAAAGTTTTGGAAGATGGTATTGATCAATGAGCTTAGTCCTCAATGTAGAAATCCTAGGTGAGTTCAAAAAGCTTACGGCTGCTACCCAGGGCGCGAACAAGCAACTTTCTGGCTTGCAGGGAGCTGCCAAGAAGATTAGCTCTGGCATCGGTAAAGCCTTTGCAACCATCGGTGTTGGTTTATCTTTCGCCTTTATTGCTCGAGAATTAGAGCAAGCCTCTAAAGCTGCAGTTGAAGATGCTAAAAGCCAAGGTCTATTAGCCACAGCCCTAAAGAACACAACTGGAGCTAACAATGCTCAAATTAGTTCTGTTGAAAAGGCAATTGGCAAGATGTCTATTCAGGCTGCAGTTGCCGATGATCAGCTAAGACCAGCCTTCGCACAACTAGCTCGAGCAACCGGAGATGTTGAGAAGTCAACAAAGCTAATGAGCTTGGCACTTGACGTCTCGGCTGGAACCGGTAAGAGCCTTGATGTTGTTGTAAAGGCATTGTCCAGAGCCGTTGGGCCAGATGGAACCACGGGAGCACTAGAAAGACTTGCCCCGGCAATCAAGGGAGCTTCAGATCCACTAGCAGAGCTCGAGCGCCTATTCGCAGGAAGCGCAGAGAAGGCAGCTAACCTGGATCCTTACCAAAGACTAAACGTAGCGCTTGGAGAAATTTCAGAATCACTTGGAACGCTTGTAGTGCCTTTGGTCGAAGCTTTCGCAGTTGCAATTGTTGACATACTTCCCAAGGTTCAGAACTTCTTCAACGTATTGAACAATGCCCTAAACAGCCCGCAGGTTCAGAAAGCTTTTGAATCTTTGAATAAGTCTTTTGGAGACCTAGGTGCATCTCTAGCCAAACTGTTTGGCATAACCGCAGGGCCAGAAGCTAAAGGCTTTATTGGTTTCTTTGTTGTTATGTCTGGAATCCTTGAAGGCATTGTAAAGACCGTCGATCTAATGGTGCAAGGTTTCAAGAATGCATTCCCAATTTTTAGAATCTTCTCTGATCTGGTAAACACAATCTCGACCGGCTTAGTTGGTATCTCTGGTTATCAGGCACCGACAATTCCTGGACAAATCTCTACACCTCAGAGCGCTGTTGTTCCAAACACCTCAAAGAACGTAACCATCAACATCAACAAGGGCAACGTAACAGCCAAAGAAATTGCCAAGGCTGTAAACAAGGGAACTAAGACAACAGGTTCTCCAAGCATTACATCAGCTGCATTGAGGCAATTAGGCGCAGTATGATTCCAGACTTCAAAATAGATGAAAATCTAATTGTCGAGTTTTTGCTTCCAGACGAGGATGGCAACAGCTTTATTCTTGGCATTAGCGAACTAGGCGGAACCGATGTTCTCGGTGGGTTTGGCGAGTTTACTTTGAATGTTTCTTTGCTTGGTGGCAACGATGTTTTAGCGCCAAGCTCTGGATTCAAATGGCAGAGTGTTGGATGTGAAACTTCTGAAGCTAGATTGAGCCTTGGTGGTTCTGTCAGCGATGCGATAAACTTCCAGCCCGAGCCGGCCACAGCTAATCTGACTCTTCAAAGCTATGACCTTGACCCAACCGTAAACAAGAACATTAGGGCCAGCACAAAGGTTCGAGTTCGCATTGAATCTGAGGACATTGACCGAGTTCTCTTTGTTGGCTACATCGACACTATTGACGTGACTTACTACCCAATGGGGCCAAACCTTATCAGCATTACCGCTTACGATCTATACAAGTCCTTGGTCAATGTTAGAATTGAAGATTGGGACACAACAGGACTCCCAGCCGGCTACGCAACTACCGATGAGGTCTTTGCCCTGGTAGCTTCTAAAACTGGAATTGCTATCTCACCAAACTCTCAGCCGACAATCGGACGCATCCCAGCAGTTTCAGAAACCGATGTCTTTGTTCCAGATGTATTGAACGACGCCATCGATGTTGGCTTGGCTGTTGTATGGGTAGATCAGGATACGGAAGAGCTTGTAGTTATCCCAAGGCCTACAGCTGGAACCGGTGGCCCAACAACTTACATCGTGGGCAACAATCATCCAGCCCCAGGAGTCTCTGACCCTTATCACCTCTGTATGTCAGAGATAAACGTGGGCTCGGATGCTGACACCGTTTACAACTCTCTCAGGGTTGCTCTAACTTCTACTCCGGCTACTTTTGTTGTTCGGAGAGATCAGGATTCGATTGACCTCTATGGAGAGTCTGCAATCGATATATCAATAAACACTACCGACGCAACCGAACTAGATCGATGGGCAACAGCTGTTTACAGCCAAACTCCAACCAAGCTAGTCAGCCAGGTAGTGACTCCGGCTAAAGATAGGATCGGAAACCTTACGGCAGCTTCGGTGGTGACACCGGGAACTCTCATAGGGGTAAGTTATACTACTAACCAGCTAGACATCGTTGGATACTATACAATCATCCGCGTTAGTCACGAAATTGATGTTGACAACTGGTTCACAACTCTTGAACTTTGGAAGGAAGCCTAATGGCTTATAAAGTATTTACCAACGGAAGCGTTCTACCTGCTTCGGACGTGAACGATTACCTAATGAGGCAGTCCGTCATGGTCTTTGCGGATGCAGCTTCTCGAACTTCTGCAATCACCGGCCCGACGGAAGGTATGCTCTCTTACCTCGAGGACACAAACCGTTTTCAGTATTACAGCGGAACAGCTTGGGTTGACCTAACCGACGAGCCTACAGGCTGGTCAGACAAAGCAGCCAACTACTCAATCGTTGCAGCAGACCTTGGAACTACAATTCGCTCTACTGGATCAGCAATTACAATCACAGTCGATAACGTGCTAACCCAGCAGGGAGACCGCATTGACTTTATCCAGGCTGGAGCTGGTCAGATTACATTCGCAGCCGGAGCTGGAGTGACCTTGTCATCGAGAAGCTCGCTAGTAAAAACAGCCGGGCAGTTTGCAGGAGCTTCTGTTGTATTCGGTGGCTCAGGCGTTTACTACTTGATTGGAAACCTAGGCTAACAATGCTGATTCCCTTAGGCTTTTTAGCTGGCTCTGTAGTTTCTGGCAGCGACTTAGCAATATCTGGAGGAACGTTAAGGATACAGGTCTATCCTTGGAGTTCTGGGTTTGGAGCTAAATACTCAGATCCAGCAACTGCTCCTACAGGTTCAGGAAATGGTGTCGCTTTTACTACGGCAAAAGACGCTATAGCTGTTGCACATACGACTTCTCCTTATGTAAGCGCTTATCCTTGGACTGCTGCTGGCTTTGGAACTAAGTATTCCAACCCAGTCACACTTCCAGCCTTTACTGGTAATCAAGTTGCCTTTTCACCATCCGATAGCGATATTGCTGTAGCTCACGATAACAGTCCTTACATTACCGCTTACCCTTGGTCTGCCGGTTTTGGAACTAAAAGAGCAAACCCAGC